CGGGCCTCTCCTTAGTCCAGCGCGGGGCGGCCCCGTCGGCGTCGGCGTCGCCGGGCGAGGCCGCGGCGCTGTCGGCGACGGCGATCCACAAGGCCCTCGCCGAGGAGGACCCCGCGAGCACGGAGGGCGACGCCGCCGACATCGAGATCTCCGAGTCCGTCGAGGAGGGCCTCCAGAACAAGGTCGACGAGCATAACGAACAGGTCGGCTCCGACAAGGAGGTCACGCTCGGGACGCTCAAGAAGGTGTTTCGGCGAGGCGCGGGCGCGTGGCTCAACTCGAACGCCGGCGCGACACAACAGCAATGGGCGTACGCCCGCGTGAACGCCTTCCTCGAAGACCTCCGAAACGAGCGGGCGCTCAATTCCGGGAACGACAACGACCTGGCGCCGGAGGGCTACGAGCCGCCGGGCGAGTCCGAGGAGAACGCCACGCTCGTCGACGTCAACGGCACCGAGGTCGACATCGAACCGCCCGAGCGCGTCATCAACGCCATTGAGGCGGGGTTCGAGGCAAAAGAGGAGTACTCGGATGAGATCGGCGACTGCGGGACCGGCGTCGGCGAGGCGATGGGCCAGGCGATTCTCGACGGCCCGACGGTTGAGATTCTCCTCGATGGCGGCGACGTCGCGTCGAACTCGCCCGCGACGTATCTCGACAGCCACTCCGAGGACGCCCCCGACACCGACGCGCCGCCGACCGAGTGGGACGAGGAAACGTGGACCGACGGGTGCGGGCCGGTCCAGGATGCGCTATGGGGACACTACCTGGAGTGGTTCGAGGACACAAAGGCCGAGATCGAGGCCGCAATGGAGGACTCAGACATGGCGAAACACTACGGCGAGGACGCGGAGATGGCCGAAACGCCCGACGAGTATATCTTCGACAACCCCGGCGAGGCCGTGGCGAAGGCCGAGGAGATGGGCGTCGGCGAGGGCGAGGACCTGGCCGGCGACGAGATGATTCACTCGCACGGCGACGGCGAGGACACCGTATTCATGCCGGCACCCTCGCACGACGCCCTTATGGAGATGCTGGAGGAGATGGGCGAACTCGCCGAGGCCCGGCTCAAGGCCGTCGGCCCGGTCGAGTTTACGGATACCGGCGAGGGCGAACTCGACGAATCCGCCCTCCCGAACGACCCCGACGAGTACGAGGGCCACTACCTCAACGCCGCCGACACCAAATCCGCGAGTTCGTTCCCGCTCGTCGACGCCGACGGCGTCCTTCGCCGCGGGAACCTCGATGCGGCGTGGAACCTCCGCGGCCAGGGTGACCTCGGGATGCCGCGGGACGCCGCCGAGCGCGTGATGCGGTCGCTCGGCGAGGAGTTCGGCGAGCCGGGCTCCGAGCCGAACCCGATCCCGGAGGAGGCGTACGAGGAGGCCGAGATGGCGCCGGCCGCCGCCGCTACCGATGACCCCGAGCCGGGCGAGGTCGCGGGCGGCGAGCCCGAACAACGCACAGCCGCGCAACTAACCGATACCCCCGATACTATGGGAGATACCACCACCGACCCCGAGACGGTCGAGGAGCTTCGCGCCGACCTCCAGGCAAAGGAGGAGACGGTCGAGGAGCTTCGCGACCAGGTCGAACAGCTCGAAGCCGAACGGGCGGACGTCGCGGAGGCGTACGCCGAGGCGCTCGCCGCCGGCGACACCGTCCTCGATGCCGACGACTTCACCGAGAAGTTCACCGTCGCGGAACTGCGCGAGCGGTACCGCGACACTGACGAGGCCAGCCTGGCCGACACCGAACCGGCGGTCCAGTCCGGCGACACAGAGACCGACACCGAGACCGCGACGCTCTCCGAGAGCGAACAGGAGGAGGTCGCCGAGCGGCGGGAGGCCATCGCGGCCCTCGCCGGCTCCTCGTCGGACTTCGCGGCGACCCAGGCCGAACAGCACGCCGAACGCATCGCGGAACTCACCGCCGAGGACGTCGACGAGATCCTCGCGGACCACTAACAAATGGCACTACAACCTGGCGAGGCGGCCGTGGGCGGCGGGTCCACGGTCACCTACGAGGCAGGCGAATCGATCAGTCCGGGCGACGTCGTCGGCATCGACGGCGGCCAGCTCCGGGCGGTCAACAGCGGCGATACGTCGCCGAACCCGGTCGGCGTCGCTGCGTACGGCGGCGGCGAGGGCGCCGGCGACGACTACGCCTCCGGCGAGGACGCCCCGGTTCACGTCAAAGGCGACGCCGTCGTCACGAGCGTCGCGTCCGGCGTGTCGGCCGGCGAGGAACTCGGCGCGTCGGCGACCGACGGCCAGCTCGGCGCCGGCTCCGACGGCTTCGACGCCCTCACCGATGAGGGCTCGATGGCCGGGCTGTCGACGAACGAGGCGATGCCCACCGGCCACGCGGCGGTCAACTTCTAAGGAGGACCACAGATGCCCCAAATCATCACGCAGGAAGCGGTTCGCGCACAGGTCGAAGAACGGCTCCAGGAGATGCTCGTGTACCGGGAAGCGTTCCGGGACCTCGACGCGACGAGCGTCAACTCGAACACGATCAAGGTCCCGAACCCGGACGACGTCATGGCGGAGCCGGCGGCCATCGAGCCGACCGCGGAGTACCCCGCGACGCGCGAGGAGTACAGCAAAATCAGCATCGACCGGCAGAAGTACGGTGAGATCATCGAGGTGCCGGAGGAGGACGTGATGGACAACGTGTTCGATCTCGTCTCCGACCACATCGACCTCGCCGCCCAGGAGATGGCGGAGTTCCTCGATGGCCTCGCCTTCCAGGAACTCTCGAACAACGTCGGCAGCGCGTCGCCGGTCACCGACAACGCGAACGACGACCTCACCTACGACGACATCCAGGAGGGCGTCGCGACGCTGGAGGAGAACGACGCCACGCCCGACGTGGCGTTCGTGGGCCCGCGCGGGAAACAAGACATCCTCACGTACCTCGCCGAGCGAGGGACGGACCTCACCGACGAGGCCATCCAGACGGGCTCGTTCGGAATGATCGCCGGGCTGGACTTTATGTTCAGCACCGTCGGCGACCTCACGACGCACAACGCGATCCTCGTCGACACCGACCGCTACGGGTACGAAGCGACGTTCACGCCGGTCGAGACGGAGGAAGACTCCGACTTCGAGACCGACACCGAGCGGTACAAGATCCGCACCCGGAAGGGCTTCAAGGCGATCAAGCCCGAGGCGGCCATCGAGGTCGAGGGCTGAGGATACCCGATGAACGACCGCCGGCTCCGGCAACTCCGCGCCGAGCGGCAACGCCATCGGATGATCCGACTCCTGGAGGAACTCGCCGATGCGGACCACAAAGACCAGTGTCCGGACTGCGGGGCGTTTTTCAAGTCGCTCCCGCAGCACCGGCCGCACTGTGACGGCCCCGACTACTAACCCCCGATTTTTATACAAAACACGACGATGACAGTCGATCCAGACGATGTCCGGCGGGTCCTCGGCGAGACGGATCTCTCCGACCCGGACCTCAACGCGGAGATCGAGACGGCCAGGCGCGCCTACGCGGAGCGGATCGACGGCGAGCACGTCGACGACGACGACCGCGACGACGTCGTCACGCGCCTGGCCGCCCACCTCATCGCGGCCGGGCCGGAGCGACAGCTCGACTCCGCGAGCGAGTCCGGCGGCTCAATCTCGTTCGCCGGGTCGACCGGCGAGGGGTTGATGGCGACGACCCACGGCCAGATGGCCGTGTTCCTCGACCCGACCGGGCAACTCGACGGCGGCGAGGACGGCTCGTCGGATGACTTCACCCTCTCGACAGGATGACCGACCGCATCGACCGCACCCTCCGGCGGATTCACGACCGCGAGCTGTCGAACACCACCATCGAGGTCTATGAACCCACCGAGGAGTACGCCGCCGGTGACGGGTTCGAGGTGAGTTACCCCGCGGACCCGGCGGCGACGTACACGGCCCGCGTCTCGTCGGTCGCCCGCGCACCCGACCGCGACGCCGGCGGCACCACGGCCGAAGCCGACGCCATCGTCTCCGTCCGTGACGACCTCGGCCAGACGTGGACCGACTTCACTGAGCAACTGGAGGCGCCGGTCGAGATCGTCGACACCGCGGACGGCACCCGGTACGAGGTCGAAGCGGTGACCGA